TCCTCAGCTGGCCCTCCAGGATTCATCATGCTACGACCGCCATCGAATCGATATACTCCTGTACCTGCGCAATCACTCTACGCAATCTTCGGAACCACTATGGGCCGATCAACAACAAGGCGGCTGAGATTCGTACTGAGGCCGATCAGATGTTCCGTCAGGTACAGGAGTATATCGATTCGATGGCGGTCGTAGCATGATGAATCCTGGAGGGCCAGCTGAGGAGGTAGGCAAAGCTGCTAATGTCTTTATGCAGATCATGAAGGACCAGCCCTTAAGCTTGGCCCTAGTGATAATGAATGTCATGCTGCTTGGGATATTCTTCTATGTCATTCAGCTTGCAACGAAGACTCGTGGTGAGGAGATGGATCGGATATTCAAGCAGCAGTCAGAGATTAGCAAGTTGCTTTATGATTGTGTTCCGGCTGATAGGCGTGGGGAAATGAAACTACAAAGTGATGAAAGCAAGCCAGTTGACCTTACGGCGCAATAAACTGTCTCATACCAGTTCTATCAACATGAGCTGTGACTATCATTCTTGAGCTTACCATTGTCTCCAGCATTGGCCTAACTGTCATTGATGAAGTTCGCTCACGCATGAAGTTAACTACTAGGTGTTCATCAACTGGTCCCTTGCGACTGCGGATAAAGTGAACGACCTCGTCCATTACACGGCTGTCCGGGGCTATTGATCCTACTTGGAATATGTAATGCATCTGGCCTTCGGCCTCAAGCAGCCAGCCCATTGCTCGGTTGAAGTCTTCTACCTCAAGGACAAGAGCATTGGAACGATCAACAGAAGCTATCATTGTTAGCTTCAGAAGATGAGCCCAACGACGTGTGTTGTAATGAACGAGCTTCGGATGATCTGGAATAGGAACTTGCTTAAGGAGCTTCCAATTATGCATGGCCTTAGCAAAGTCTGGAGTATAGGAGAACTCACCTATTAGCGTATTGATGATCTTGATATCGTGGATTAGATTGACTGGCTTAGGCATTGGGGGAGTATTGAACACATCTATCAATGGGCGGTCAGCAGCGTAGACCATTATCACGCGAGACATTAAGCCTTGTTCCCACACGTAGTCCTTGAGAGTATGAATAAGGTTCGATGGAGTGGAACCAGAGAGAATGTTAAGTTGCGGCTTGGGAATCTTAATCCTGATGTTGGATACTCTTCGGCCTTCAGAGTAAGGATTAACATCATAGAATTCTACAAGCGAAGCTACTAGGGCTGAGTCATACTCATGCATGAAGGCGGAGAACTCGTCTGCGACAACGACGAGGGAATTGTACTCAATAGGAGGATGTGGGATGTTCGCGATGAATCGTTTGGCATCATTCATGTAGTCTGATAAGGCTGCTCGAGTCATTGAAGTTGCCCCGAAGTAAACCTCGGGATTAGCTTCACGGATTATACTGGATGCAGACATGATAGCACGAGACTTCCCTAGTCCGGCGTTGCCGACTAAGAAGGTATAGATATTAGGATAGATTACTGACCCGGTATGAGCCCATACCTTCTGCTCTAGAGTTGCTGCGA